GCTGATCGTGTCATACGGCACGCCAGCGGTCGTGTTGGCACTCGAGGCTGCGGCTGTGACGCACTCGCTCGCACCTTCTCCGGTGCCGTCGTCGATCGCGATATTGAGCGTCGTGTCGTTAGCCGCGGGGACCTTCTTGGTCAGGATGACCGTGTCGGTCTCGCCGCCGACCGTGAACAGGGCGGCCACCGCATCGTCAGCCGCGAGAGCTGTCCGGATGGCCAGCGCGATCGCAGCCGCGTCGTCGTTGAGCGCGACCGGTACCGCGATCGTCTTGGGCGAGCCGGTCAGCCCAGCCGCTGTGACGGTCACAGCAGCATTGCCTGCCTTGGTTACGGTGCCGGCTGCCGTGGCAGTCTCGACCTGGGCGACCGGGGCGTGGTTCTGGATGGGCAGCGCCACGCTGGTGAACTCGGCGAACGCCTTCGCGCCGTCGACCGGGGTATTGCCGTTGGCCGTCAGGGCCTCGGAAATCACTTCCCCAGCGCTATTCTTGCCGTAGATCGTGACCACACCGTTGATGCCGGACACGTTCCCGACGATCCGGGCGTTTCTGGCCACCGCGGGGTCGGTGAATCCGGTCGTGATGGTCTGGGCAGCCGCGCCGAGGTTCATCGCCGCGTGAACGCCAGTGCTGCTTGCTGCGGGCGCCTTGGCCGCGGGTATCTGGATGTGGGCAAGGAAGGCCGCATCGACGAACACGTCGGAAGCGTCGGTCTGCAGCCTTTGGCCCAGGTTCGGGTTGTATGGATACAATTTCATTTTCATGCCCTCGCTTTCGTTATTCTTCGGTTTCCTCCGGAGGCAAGCTCCGGGAGGCGAGCTGGGCGGTCATGCTGTGGAAAAGCGGGGAGAACTTGGCCTCCCCGCCCTGGATGCTCCACATGTCGGTCGTTCCGATGACGATCGCACCGACCGCGGCATCGCTCGCCATGACCGTGTCGGACACCCCGGCGCCGCTCATGTAAGCCTTGACGGCCTTGAGCTTCTGCGTCAGCACCGCGTCGAACGCGGTCGCCGCCTCGGGAATCCCGAGCCCGGCCTTGACCTCGACAAGCAATTCCTGGTCTGTCATGCGATCATCTCCTCCCCGGCCCTATTAGGTGGCCGCCACCTTCTTGATGCGTGCGAAGCCCTTGTAGCTCGCCACGTTACCGCCGACCCAGATGGATCCACGGTACGCGATCTGGCCGGACCGGAACTTGTAGTCGCGGCTCATCTCGATGGTGAGCGGGGAGAAGATCGGCATCTCGTACGCCATCAGCTTGCCGTAAGCCATGCAGTATGTGCTGGCGGTCGTTGCGGCCGCGGACAGTGCAGGGCAGGCGCTGTTGATGATGAACGGGACCGCGAACGACTCGTCGCTGGTGATGCTGCCGCTGTTACCGGACGCGTCCAGCTTGATCTTGTACAGCTTGCGGCCGTTGGTGTCGCGGACCGCGGCGAACGCGGCCAGGTCGGCCTTGTTCAAGATGAGCGCGGCCACGCCTTCGACGTTCTCATCTCCGCCATACGCGAACACGATGGTGTCGAGCGTGTCAGCGTCGATCTCGCTGATCTCGATGTCGGAGGCGGTCGGAATGACGCCAGCCGGGGCGTTGAAAATGCCGGTGATGGCATTCGAGCCGCCAGCGCCGAGGAGGATCTGCTTCGTGATCTTCTTGCGGATGGCGTTCCGGACGTTCTTGGACACCAGCGCGTTGTAATTGATCGCGGGCAGCTTGGATGCTTCGTCCGTGATCTCGCTGTACGCGGTGATCTTGGCCTTGCCGATCTCCACGTAGCTGACCACGGGATCGCCCTCATTGTAGTCGCCGGTCTCGGTGCTGTAATCAGCCTCGGATCCGGAGACCTCGAACGCCTGGGTGTAGCTCTCGCCACCGGGCAGCGGAATCCCGTTGACCTGGTCGACGAGGCCGGACACTTCGTTGAACGTGCCGTTCAGCGTGCTCGCGTACTGCTTCGGGTTGACCAGTGTGCCGCCGGCCAGGTTGACGGACCGCTCCTCTGCGGTCTCGTTGTAGGCAATCTCGACGGCCTTCCCGGCCTTGAGATCCTCGCCGCGCTTTTCGTACGCGGTCAAGACGGTCTTGTCGACGGTGCCGCGGGCTTCGGAAGCCGGAGCGGTTCCGCCGGTGAAGGTGGCGACGACCTGGGCGGCGCCGACGGGCCCGCCAGCGGACCGCTGCTCGAGGTGTTCCTCGGTGCCGGGAGCGGTGTCGTCGGGCATGGCGTCGATCATGCTGCGGAGCTCGACGATCTCGGCGTTGAGACCTTCCAGCTCGGTGTTGATGCCGCGGAGCTCCTTGACGTCCTCGGAGGCGTTGGCCTTGGTGGCCAGCTCGGCCTTGCGGGCTTCCTTCTTCGCGAGCATGGCCTGCAGTTTCTTCTTATTCATGGTGCGGTTCTCCTTTCACATCGTGAGAATCTTGGTTTTCAGTCTTTCCAATTCGAGCGCCGCGCTCCTCTTTTCGGTCTCCACCGTGGCGCGGGCGCTCTCCAGCACCCGTTCCGCATTATCCAATGCTTCCCCGCCTCGCGCGTCTATGTCCGTTCCCCGGTATGCCGGGAAATTGACGGCTGATACGTCCCATATCCGGGAGATCTTCGTGATGTACCTGGTGGGCATGTCCGTGTCGAGACCCTCCCACCGCTGTTCCTTGACGACCATGATCATGGACATGCCGTCGATGTCGCCCCGGTTGACCGCGCTGTGGAGCGCCCGGGCCTCGGGGTTGTTCTCCCGGTCCACCGTGGCCCGGATGGCCAGTCCCGTGTCGTCGGTCGAGATCTGCAGCGTGCTGCTGCCGTTGTTCCGACGGGAGCGGGCCAGCGGGATCTTCTCCAGTCCGTGGTTCACCGTGAAAAGGACATCATCGAAGCTGGTCTCGTCGAACGCCCCGCGCTCGATGACCTCCTCGAAATATCCACCGATGACGGTTTTCTGGTCGTAGACCGCAGCGTGCCCCTCGATGACGTTGCCCTCGTCCTCGGCCTTGATGTCCGGAACGACGAACGCCCGGAGCTCACGCTCGCCCATGACCGGCAACTTGCTCTTGTTCTTACTCATCCTCTTGTCCTCCATTCTGGACCGGATCCTGCGCGGGCGCAGTTGCCGTCAGCGCGGGCGTCTTGGCCCGGGTCATCTGGTACTCGTTGGCCAGGCTCACGTCGATATAGTTTAGGCTCATCGTGCGGCGGTTGCCGGTGCCGTCCTCCAGCGGAGGGTACCCCAGCAGGCCGAGCTTCTGGTCGTCCGTGAGCAGCCCCTGCTCGCCCACTATCTTGAGCAGCTCGGTCTTGCTCTTGGTCGATAGGTACATCATGCTCTTGCCGTAGAACACGATCTCGTTCCCGACATCGAGCTCCCGGGCCGTGAATATCGTTTTGCTGAACGCCTGCCCCAGCGAAATGAGGAGCGGCTCCAGCGTCTTTTCGTAAAA